ATATTAATATCCGTTTACAACGTGGATCATTTTATTTATCTATAATTTTGACGAATATTTTTACTAAATCGAAAAAAATACTTATATATATATATATATAAATATAAATGCCTGATTTTCCGTTTTTAATACTACTGTAGGACAAAAAGGTTCGACAGGACCTAGCGGACCTACAGGACCTCAAAGTAATACTACAAGTGGAACTCAAAGTTGCTCTAATATTAATATGCCAGTAACAAACTTTACAAATAGTAAACAAACTCTAAATTTTAGTTCCACATTAACAACTATCATTAAACAAAGTGATATAAATGCACAACTAGATAATTTTACAAATAAAGAACAAGTCTATACATTTGGTCCATCTATACCTCCTCGATGGGTCGCCGTTGGAGGAGGGGATGATAATACTATTGCTTAATCAAGTGATGGAATTACTTGGAGTGGATTAGGAAAAAGTATTTTTTCAACAGCTGGTCGAGGTGTGGCATTGAATGGAACGATGTGGGTTGCTGTAGGTGAAGGAGTTGATACTATTGTCCATTCTAGAAATGGTATTATGTGGACTCCGGTAGCATCAAGTACAAGTATTTTTTCAAATTATGGTATTGGTATATCTTGGAATGGAAGAATGTGGATTGCTGTTGGTAATGGAGAGAATAATTCTATTGCCTATTCAAGCGACGGTATTACGTGGACTGGTGCTACTGATTCTTCCGGAGTTGTAGGATCAAGTAAAAATATTTTTAGAAATTATGGTAATGGTGTAGCAGGAAATCCAAATGTAGGAGCAACTATAGTTGATAGTGTTATTACGTTAAATTCAAACATTTTACCTAACACAAATAGATTAGATATTGTCGCAGCCAATTATTATAATACAGGATATTCAAATTTCTCTATGGAGATTATCTCTAATTCATAGTTTGAATTATTTATTTTTCGATTTGTAAGGATATTCCTTACAAATTAATATATTATCTATTTTTTGTACAACTAGTATGTGTCACAGGAACATTTCATCGTAATTTATCTAAAATATTGATTTAGACTTAACTTAATTCATCATAATACAACTGGATTATTTCTATTGTTTTGTCTGTCATATTTTCTGGATATATCCAATATTTAATTTGTTCTTCCAACGTATTTAATCTTTCGAGCCATTCTTTTTGTTTTGATTTTTTTACAACACATATTCCATTTTTGTTTTGTCCCCAGCAAGAAGTGATATTTTTTCCATCTTTTTTATAGTCGTCTGGATTAAATCTGATAAATACTATCGGTCTATGTCCTAAATCTTGAGATAATTCCATTAATCGTTTGTTTTCACAACTACAATCATAATCTTGATGCTGATTTTCATCAATTTCTATAATTATAATTTGGTACAACATATCAAGAAGTAAATCGGGCCTTCTTCTAGAACATCCTCCTGTTATTATCTTATCTGCTACAAAATCTAATTCAGGAAACTTTGTTTTCACGAATTCTACAACAGAATATTCTTTGGTTTTATAGTTCCTAGATACTGGTTTGTCTGGAAACAAATATATAAAACACCGTAAACAATAGCCATTATATTTTTTATTAGTAAATCGAGTTGAACACCATTCGCTGATACAAGATTTGTGTTTAACGTCTATCATGTCATCTTTCTTATGTTTATTACAATATAAACCGTTTTTCTCTCCTTTTACGTTAAAATTTGGTATAACATCACACTCAAGACAAGTTTTGGTTTTAACATTTATCATACCATCTTTCTTGTGTTTATTACAATATAAACCGTTTTTCTCTCCTTTTACGTTAAAATTTGGTATAACATCACACTCAAGACAAGATTTGTGTTTTACATCAATCATACCTTCTTTTTTGTGATCAGCACAATATATTGCTTTTGTATTACCATCTGTATTAAAGCATGGTTGTTTTTTGCACTCAATACACGTTTTGCTTTTTACATCAATCATACCTTCTTTTTTATGAGTGAAACAATACAAAGGTTTTGTTTCACCTTGATTGTTAAAACTTGGTTGAACATCGCAATCAACACACTTTTTGGCTGTAATATCAATCATTCCTTGTTTTTTGTGTTTTGAACAATACAAAGGTTTTTTTTCACCTTTTACGTTAAAACTTGCTCTAACATTGCAGTCAACACACATTTTGTGGTTGATTACATTAATCATATCATCGAGTTTGTGCTTAAAACAATACAAAGGTTTTGTTTCACCTTGATTGTTAAAACTTGGTCTGACAGTACAATTTTTTTCTTTACACTTTATACCCATTTTGTATAAAAGACATCAAGTTGATAATTTAAATCAGCTTTATATTTTGAATTGTAAAATATTTTTATTTTACAATGTTTTGGTTTATTTCAAATGATTAAAAACTAGAATTAATATTTTTTTACAACTCGCATGTGTCCCCGGAGCAAAATTTTGATCCACTTGGAACATTACCTCTCACACTCTTGTAGTCAATAATCTTGATATCACCCTTTCGTTTGTTATATTCTTCTTCTGTAATAGGAGTGTACGGAGCTTGTGCATAGCCGTGACCGCTATGAGGAAGCATAGATACTGATTTCAGATTTGGTATAAACATAGCGAGCATTTTCTCAACATCTGGGCCGTCTTTCTCTTTATCAAAGTATATAGTAGCGGAAACACAATTGTCCGCATAATGTTTTTGCATCAATTGCACCAAAGAAAACTGTTCCCATGGAGACACTTCTTCGCATGGCCTAACATCACCGTGATCAATAACAAATTCAAAAACATAAGTATTTTCGGAAACAATATCTTTTTCATGTGGCACACCTGCAGCTATGAGTGGTTCAATCAGAGGAGAAGTCATACCGATTCGCACACGACGAATAGCATATCTGCTGACGGGACTGTGTACGCCTGCTGTGCAACCTGCAAGAAGAGAAATGGAACCACTCGGCTTTACCGTTGTTACTCTAATTGATTCCGGCACTCCTGCTTCTTTAGCAAGACGCGTGTTTGTTTCTCGAACAACTTTATAACCTTGTCGAAGATATGTAATCATCTTGGTATAATTCATTTTGCCCCACTCGTCAGAATCAGACTTGCTAACCCATTGTGCGATTCCAGAAATACTAACTCCAATTCTTCTATTTTTAGCGATTACAGCATTCGTCTCTGGACGATGAGTTGGTAGTAGAGATACTGTGGATGCGTAAAACGTTGCATACTCGAGTGCTTTGTAAAACTTTTGTGGATCAGAGCACCTAGGAGGAAACACTTCTGCCAAATTGCACAATTCCCAGTTAGAAAGTTGAATTTCACCACAGGGGTTTACCATTGTCGCATCGTCTGGAAGTTCTTTACCAAACCGGCCATACTTTTGAATATTGTACAAATTGATCATACCTGGCTCACCATTATCAAGAATACGACGAGCAAGTTCGGGAATATATGAAAAATCTTCATAACCACGATCTGCACGTAGCACAACAGAGTTGTTGCTCAACCAACCAATCGCAGAACGTTCTGGATTGAGTTCGTAATTCTTCAGATTCATAAAATCCTTATCGTCTACATCACCAAGGCAAATTTCTGCACTGTTATGAGACAAATACCCATTGCAAAAGAATTCATGCCGATTTTCAACTTCAATATCGTATGTCTCTTCTTCTACGTCTTCAACAACTTCAACAACTTCAATGGGAGTAAAAGAACATTCCCCATACTGTGTTGCATATGCATCAATATTAAATTCTTTATTTCCATACAAACCATATAGAGTTTTAACTTTTGGATTTGTTTCAAAACTATTTGGGAAACCATTTGCGTTTTGTGATATAGAAGGCGCTTTATTAGAACTTGTAAAAAGCTCTGGAATCCCTGAAAATTTTCTTCGCGATCTCTCGGTAATCAAAGTCAACTTATGAACTTTTTGCCAGTTATCATTTCTGTTCCGATGTTGTGTAGTGCAAATATTCAATTTACTTTCAATACCACAAGAATAAAGAATATTTTGCAAATCACGGGCAAAATTTTCATAAACAGTAGAAACAACAATAATTGGTCTGGTATTAGTGCAACCATGACCATCCATAACACCAGCTACATATGCTAGCTTAATATAATGACGTGCTTTTAAGATAAATTCAGGTACTCTAATCTCAGTATTAGCTTGCTTAAAGTTCTTGTCAAAATACCATGCAAGTTCTTTTGATTGACAATGAACCATTATATTATTTTTATCTTTTTGTTTCTTGAGAGTAACATGAAGATTTTCCCCAAAACGTTCAAGTTGCTCTTTAGCCCTTTCTGCAATGTCCATTTCGTCAAGACCGAAAATCAAAGAAACATATGCGTTAATCCCATTTTTATCATAATTTGGACATGTATATCCATCTGCATAAAAAAATCCTACAAACCAAGCCATATCAGAATCTAGTTCAGGAATAATAATATCTTTACAAGTTGGCTTTTCATAAGACCACTCTGGTAGAAAAGTTTCTTGACCTTCAATAAAATCTCTCGCTCCAATAAGACGATCTCCTTTTACAAGTTCAGATGCCATTTTCCAAGTGTAATCAGAATAAGAGGTTGCAATTGCAACACGATGATTTGGTGTGCATCTAAAATCACCATCTTGAGTAATAATCTTTACTAACTTTTGAACACCTTGTACAAATTTATTCGTAATTTTTTCATATCCATTAAAAGTCAATGCTTCTTGACCAATTTCTACATCTTTGATAGGAATCAAACCGGTTCTTGTATGAACAAGAGCATCACCGGGGAGACATCTTCTAACGTTACCAGCAACAACACAAGCGCCGATAGCGTTAAAGACGTCTGCTACGAGACGCGTATGAGAGTACGGCTTGTCAACTTCAACTTCAACCTCTCGCCATTCACTTGTAGATTGTTCGACATCTTCAGACTTGAATTCTTTCCAAGTTTTAGAAGTACATTGCAACCTTCCAATACAGAAAGCATCCAAATAGCTTTCAATACGATCATGCATTTGCTTAAGCGGATCAAATCCGGATGCAGTACCTCCAAAACCTTTGATTGGTTCTCCATGTGCTCGAATTTGAGAATAATCAAAAATAGGAAACTTGTTCTTACCATAACGAGGACTATTAATATACGAACACATCAACTTGATAAGACTTTGCACCCAACCTTCACGAGAGTCAGGAATGACAAAAATTTCAGAATCACTCTTGTCTGGCATTGTAGCTTGTCCACGCCAGTTGGTTGTAAATCCAACACCAACGCCGTTCATCAATCCATCCATCGTCCATTCTGCCGAGTGGACAAAATCTTCTGCAGTATCGGTTGCACTACAGTTATTAAGTGACATTGATCCACGTTCATATGTGAACTCAGTTCCCATCATCCACAAACCCCTTCCGGGTGGCAACCACTCCATACGGAAGAGAGAGAGCGCCATATTCCTCGCAAAATCTTGCTTCTCGTTATCGTCCCAAAAAAGAGACGAACGATGAAAATGTTCCTTACGAATAGACATACATCCTTCCACAACTCGAATAACTACATCACACCAGTCCTCATTATTCCTGCTATAGGTTCGTCGAAATACTAGCTCTCCAAGGCCGTTAAAGCCAAAATTCGGTGTAAGCTCTTTCAATTCATTACAAGTTGATTCGTCGAGCTTAAAACGTTGCGTTACAGGTTGAATTTTCATTTGGGTTGACATTAAGTTTTTTTTTATAATTAACTATGCGACCTTAAATCTCATTTTTAATTTTGCGGTTGAATTATTTATTTAAACTCGTAAAATATTTCGTCATAATAAGTAAAATGAAGAATTCATACAAGTATGTATCTGATTTTGGATCAAACGAATCACCCGCAAATCACCCATTAACTTATTGCATTGGAACTAATATGAACCAGCAATTTTTACATGGAGGAAATCCTTATGGAAGCGAAAGTAAACATTGTCAGAGTTTTATGGCAGATTATTGTGCATCAGGATGGGATGGTTTTTGTGAATACGAATCTATGAATCAAGATACTGCCTTAATGCCAAATACAGGTGGAAAATTATTAGTCAATAATACAGCAGGAAAACTATTAATTGCTAACACGGCTGCTAGGAAGTATCTAGTTAATATGCATCATGCAACTGAAAAGTACGAGCCTTTTGATCCAACAGTTGCCAATTCTCCTTTGATAAGATATTGGGTAAATAATGGAAGTGAATCCCCGACTCCGGAGTACGCTGTTGATCCGTCTGTTATTGATAAAGATGTGTTGATGGATAAAATTTTGGAAGACCCAAATGTAGCATTTAATATTC